CCGTGCAGGATGCGGGAGAACTCCAGCGCGGCGATGAACAGGCAGACGGCGGCGACCAGGCACAGCAGCCGGAACACGAACCACGGCGACCGGCCGGTGTAGGCGGGAGCGGGAGCGGGTGCGGTCACAGGTTGCCGCCTCCCGAGTCCCCTACGGGCTCTGTGTCGCCGGACACTACCTGGGCGCTGGTCGGCCCGAGCGCGACCAGGTTGCCAGCGCCGCCGTAGGCCGCCTCCAGGGGTCCGCCGGGCGGGATGTCCACGATGGTGCCTCGCCTGACGAGGGTCGAGACGAGATCCCAGGCCACGATGACGTCATTGGCGACAATGCGCGGGCTGGCGGCCATCAGTTGCACACCCCCACGCCCCAGCCGGTGAAGCCGGACAGGGAATGCGCCGCGTACGGCATCGCGGTGATCGGGCTGTATCCAGGCCCCGAGGCACCGGAGTTGTAGGCCGAGTAGCCGGGCGTGTAGCTGGTGGCGATCGGCGCGGTCCAGGTCCAGGTGGGCGCGACCGTATAGGTCATCGAGATGGTGCCGCCGGGCGGCAGCGAGTAGTTGCCCGCGCCCGCGCCAGCGGTCACCCCGTTGATGCTCACGTTGGTCATGGTGCCGCCGACGATGGCGACCGAGACATACTGGCCGGTGGTGTTGGTCACCACGACCGTGGTGAGCGGGACCGCAGGTGTCGAGACAGCCATCATGCCCTCCTAAATTCCCGAGCGCGGCGTGGCCAACATCGTCCTGGCCCTGCACGTAGGCTCGCAGGTTCCCGGCCCCGATCGCGGTGTACAGCGGGCTCGCCGGGTCGAGCACGATCGCCGTGTTCTTGACGAAAGTCGCCGGGTACAGCGGGCCTCCGGTGGTGCTGGCGTTGCCGAAGCCAGCCGCGCCGCCGGTTCCGGGCTCCCCGGCGACCAGCGTGGAGGCCGTGCCTGGGGCAACCGTCACGGTGGCGGTCAGGACGTACTTGTTCAGCGCCATCAGAAGCCCCAGCCAGCCGCTGGCGGTACCCGCTCGGAGGCGAGCTGCGACGGGGTGAGCAGGAGCTGGCCGAACGCAGCGCCGCCGCCGTGCGCGCGGTAAAACTTGGCCACCGGGACCGACGTGCCGGTCGGCACGCCGCTGACCCGGACGATCTCGGCGTTAGCCGCCGTGTCGTACAGCAGCGACATGCCGTTGGTGAAGGCCGCGCCGCCGCTGGCCACGGTGATCGCGGTCGATGCGGTGGTCACCGCGCCCGTGCCGGTCCCGGTCGGGGCCACCGTGCTCGCCGTGAACGCCCACTCGCACGCGCCGCACAGGTAGGCCGTGCCGGTGCCGATGAGCGTCCGCAGTATGTTGCAGCGCGGGCACGGGGCGAAGACGTTGGCTGGCACCAGTGGCGGCATGAGCGGTTACCTCCCGGCCTGAGCTTGCGCTGCCCTCGCTCGGGTGCGCTCGGGCAGGATGTCCTCGGCGCTGACGTACGTGCCGCCCGCGCCGGGGTCACCGTCGCTGTTCTCGCTGCCCGGCACCGGCTCACCGGTCTCCGGGACCTCCTGCTGGAGGATCGCGGATGCGCCAGCCGGGTCGGGCAGCGGCATGCCCGAGCCCGGAGCGGGCGTTGCGGGCTGCCGCAACGCCCCCGAGACCGCGCGTGGGGGGACACGCTGCGGTGCCTCGCTGCTGGACTTCGGGCCGGTCGCGGGCCGGATAACCGGCACCCTGCGTCCGTCTCCCGGCCCGTGCCGCATGTAGCCAGCCGCTTCCTCGGGCGTGAGATTGACCGTCTCGCCCGCCATCACCAGGTCCGAGCCGCGCAGCGGGTCAGTCCCGCGCCGGGGCACGTTCAGGTTGATCAGCGCGATGTACGGGTCGCCGGGCCTGGAGGCAGGCGTCTGCACCTGGCTCTCCCGCGCGAGCAGCTTGTTCATCACCTCGCGCTCGGCCTCGGACAGCGGGGTCATCTCCGATGCCTCGTTGATGACCGGCATTGGGCGTCCTGCGCCTGGCCGTGTCTGCGGGGGCATCAGACTCCGCTCAGCAGCACGATGGCCAGCGGCTGGTCCAGGCCGATGGCAGCGGCGCGCTGCGTGTCCGACCGCCAGGTCTTGCGCGGCTCGTCGCGGTAGAGCGGGCCTGCCATGAACGGCAGCTCGTCCGCGAAGAAGCCCGCCCGCTGGCGCTGCATGATGAGCGCGTTGCCCGCCGGGACCTGGCGGGAGACCATCACGTCCAGGTTGAGGATCTGCTGCGGGAGCGTGCCCGTGTACAGCAGGTTCTCGCTGGCGATGTCACCGATGTACGGCGCGGCGAACGTGGCGCTCTGGAGCAGCGTGTTCTTGGTGCCGTGGTTGATGATCAGCGTGTCGGCCTCGAATCCGAGCCACTGCGTCACGCCGCTCGGGGACACGATGTTGGCGTTCTCGATCAGGTAGACCGCCTGCATGATGTCGGCCCGGATGGTCGCAGCCGCGCTGGCCCAGGCGTTCGCCACGGCGAGCGTCTGGATCGAGGCGTTGGAGACTACCGCCGAGTAGAAGGCGGTGTTCCACGAGTAGACCATCGTGTTCTTGACCTGCAAGAGCTGGCGGGTCACCGGGTCGATGGCCTGACGGCGGCGCATCTCATCGGAGACCATGATCGCCATCGCGCGCTCGTGGCTGAAGACCACTCGCGGGATTCCGACGCTGGTCGGCACGATCGGGACCTCACCGAACTCAGGCCGGATCTCCGGGTAGTCGTCGGCGTACAGAGGCGTGCTCTCGGCGTACCTGACCGCGCCGGATGGTGCCGCCCCGCCCGACCGCAGCACCGAGTCCATGACGAACTCGTTGCGCGTGATATCGAGGATGAGCTGGGGGATGACCAGCGGGTCCTTCAGCAGCTCGTTGACGGTGATCCGTGGTGCATCGCTATAGCTCCTGGCACCAGTCGGCATGACTCACTCCCTCAAATCTCGACTCGGCAGCGGCCGAAGAAGTAGGACGCGCCGCCCTGGCCGCCGATTTGCTGGGTGAGCATCCCGGCTGAGATGCCGCCGGGGTGCGTGCAGCGAGCGACGATGAGGTCAGCCGTGCCAGCCGCGTAGGCGACCACGGTCCCGGCGTTGCCGCCGACCGCGCTGATCATCAGCGGCTGGCCGACGTAGGCCGCCCCTGAGTACCAGCAGAAGATGTCCACGCCGCCGTAGTAGACCGCCACGTAGTCAGTCAGCACGGAGATGTCAATCAGCGGCTGGCCGTAGGTGTTCGGCAGGCCGGTCTGGACGGAGATGGGCGCGGCATCACTTCCGGCCACGCCGAGCGCGTAGTTGACCGAGGGTGTCGCAAGCGCCACCGTCAGGTCTGTGGTACCCGGCGTGATCGAGTGGTGCATGACCCACTGACCGCCGTAGATCAGGCCGAACACCTGGTAGTTGGACGGGCCAACCTTGTAGTGCGGCAGGGCTCCTGCCATCGTTCCTCCTAAGAGCCGTTCGATACGCCGACAGCTTCACCGAGCTGGTCGTGGACGGTAGCGGTAGCGACCGCCCGCATGTTGCCAGCCCCGAGAGCGGTGACCTCGGCTGGCGACAGGTCCACGGTCTGCCCCTTGACGTGCACACGGCCGGGTTGCAGGTAGTTGACGAACGCCACCTGCGCTGCCGTGGTGAGGATGTACCTGGCCATCGGCTACAGGCCCATCTGCTGCCTGGCGCGGTCGATGACCTCGCTGCGCGCCGTCTGCTCCGCGCTCGGCTGCGCGCCGGGCGGCTCGTCCATCGGGGTGCCCAGCTCCGCGCCCAGGTCGAGCATCTGCGCCATCTTGGCGTACTCGCTCAGCACCTTGCGCATGACCTGGCCGACGTCCACCCGCTGGCCGTTGGCCAGGTCGATGGTGTGCCCGGAGCCCTGGAGCACTGGCCGGGCCAGGTCGGTGATGTAGGGCGGCACGCCGAGATCGGCAAGCTGCCGCTTCTCCACATCGAACGTCTGCGCCTCGAACCGCGTCTGGAAGACGCCAAGCTGACGCTCGGTCTCATCCGCGCGGGAGTTGGCGAGGTCGATGGCCATCTGCGCCTCGGCCGTCAGGCCGGTGGTCTGCATGGCATCGGCGGTGTCGGCGTCAAGCCCGGCCTCGACGGCGGCCAGCTCGTCATCGTCCAGGGCGGCGATCAGGTCGGCCAGCTCGGCGTCGGTCAGCTCGTCATCGGCTGGCGGTGCGGGCGGCGTGCTGCCGTTACCAGCAGGCGGGGCTTGCTGCTGCCCGAGCAGCCGGTCCAGGGCAGCCGGGTCCATGTTGAGCAGCTTGCTCAGGTTGGCCTGCTGCTGGGGGTTCATCTGCTCGGGCATGGTCTCCACTTCCTGTCCGGCGTAACTCGATCCGGTGAGGTCTATAACGAGTGACGGCGTGTTGGCCGCCTCGATGGTCTGCCAGGCCCCGAGGCCCGGAATGCGCGGGTCCAGTGTCCCGAGCACGTGCTGAACGGCGGCAGGGTAGAACTTCCCGTCCGCGCGCTGGTACTGCTCGACTATCCGCGCCGATACGCCCAGGTACGGATTCTCCCTCAGCACCTGCTCGCCAGCCGGGGTCGGGTCGAGCGTGATATAGAGCCCGTCCGGCTCGGTCTGCATGTCCACGATCGTGCCGCGATGACGCTCCGGGTCATTGGTATGACTGTTGCCCGCGTCCGCGAGCTGGAAGGACACCTGGTCATACGCCCGGCTGCGGAACGCCTCTGCCAGCCCCGCCAGGTAGCCCGGCGTGAAGTGCAGCGTGCGGCCCTGGTACTGGATGTCCCCGATCGGCAGCACCCGCTTGCGCCAGAGCTTGTTGCCCAGCTCGATCGCAGTGCCCCGGTCGAACGGGGTCAGCAGCGCGGCGAAAGCGGTCATGAGGGTGCCCCGAACGACTGGGCGCGCTTGGCGAACTTGTGCGCCTTGGCGTGGTCCCAGCCCTTGGCCTTCAGCTTCTTCCTGATGCTCAGGCCCTTGGGTGACAACTCGTTGTCGTCGGCGTCGGGCTCCTTGCCGCCGTTGGCCATGGTGACCCGAGCGCCGTCACCGGCTGAGCGCGCGGGCGTGGCCAGGGCGTTGATAGCGGGCACC